AAATAACCCCCCCGTGCGCGAGGCCCCCGCGGGGCGCCCCCCGGGCGGGCCCCTGGACCTATCCCAGGAACGGGCGAATCTGGCGAAGATCCAGGCCGAACGGGCGGCCCTTCAGGTCGAAGAAATGCGGGGGGTCATGGTCAGGACGGAAGACGTCGAAAGGACCTGGACCGATATCGTCGTTTCGGCCCGGTCGCGTCTTCGCGGGATCGCGTCGAAGATCGCCCCCAGAATCGGCGGCCTGGACGAACGGGCGGCCCATGACCTGATCGGGAAGGAAATCGATGAAGCCCTTGTCGACCTGTCGAAGTCCATCGGAACGGCCGTCGAACCTGAACCCCGTCGTCGATCGCGTCGTCGGAAGATGGGCCCCCCCGCCGAAGATGACGGTTTCGGAATGGGCGGATCAGAACCGGGTTCTGACGCGGCCGTCGCCGGAACCGGGGCCCTGGAAGACTGATCGGGCCCCGTATCTTCGGGAACCGATGGACGTCATCGCGAATCCCGACGTCGCCCAGGTCGTCCTGATGTTCGCCAGTCAGACGGGGAAGACTGAAGTCCTTCTGAACTATACGGGGTTTCGGATGGCCCTGGATCCGGCGGCGATCCTTCTGGTCGAACCGACTCTGGATATCGCGCAGGCCTATTCGAAGGACCGACTGTCGCCGATGATCCGGTCGACCCCATCCCTGGCGGCGATCATCCCCGAAACCCGAACCCGGGATTCGGAAAACACGGTCCTTCATAAGGTCTTCCCCGGGGGTCATATCACCCTGGCGGGGGCGAACAGTCCTTCAGGCCTTGCGTCCAGGCCGATCGAAGTCCTTCTGATGGACGAAGTCGACCGATATGATTCATCGGCCGGGAACGAAGGCGACCCGATCGAACTGGCCGAAGCCCGACTGACGAACTTCTGGCAAGCCCGGCGCGTCATGGTATCCAGTCCCGGCGACCGGGGCCTGTCGAAGATCGAAAAGGCCTTCGACGACTCCGACCGGCGGCGATTCCTGGTTCCCTGTCCCTTCTGTGGGGAATATCAGGCCCTTCATTTCGGGCCTGAATACAGGCCCCGGGATCTTCCTTCCGACCGGGGATATCTGTCCTGGGAAAAGGACGACCATCAGCGGCCGGTCAGGGTTCGATATCTGTGTCTGGGATGCGGGAAGGGGATCCCCGAATCGGCGAAGTCGGGGATGCTGGCGAAGGGATACTGGGAACCGACGGCCCCCTTCATGGGGATCGCCGGGTTTCATCTGTCGGCCCTGTATTCCCCCTGGTTTTCCTGGTCGAAACTGGCCCGACAATTCTGGCGCGTCAAGGCCGACCAGTCGAAACTGAAGGTCTTCGTCAACACACGCCTGGCCGAACTATGGGAAGAACGCGGCGAAGTCGTCGACGCGACGCCCCTATTCGCCCGGCGGGAAGTCTATCCCGCCCCCGTCCCGGCCGGGGCCCTGGTTCTGACGGCGGGGGTCGACGTCCAGGAAGACCGGGTCGAAGTCGAAGTCGTCGGATGGGGCGTCGGCGAAGAATCCTGGTCGATCGCCTATCGCGTCCTGTTCGGGGACACTGGGGAACCCGACGTCTGGAATCGCCTAGACGCCTTCCTGTCTGAATCCTGGAAGACGGAACGCGGGGGCGACGTCAGGATATCGACGACCTGTGTCGACACAGGACATCGGGCGTCGATCGTCTACGGGTTCTGTCGGGCCCGGGCGGCCCGGATGGTCTATCCCGTCAAGGGTGACGACGGATGGTCACGGCCGATCGTTTCGAACCCGATGCCGCGTCGATCCGGCCGGAACCGGCGGCCGGTCAAACTGTGGATCGTCGGCGTCGATCCGGCGAAGGCCCAGATTTACAGTCGCCTTCGGATGACCGACGCCCAGGCGGGGTTCTGTCATTTCCCCCTGTCGGACGATTATGACGAAGAACATTTCGCCCAGATGACGGCCGAAAAGATCGTCACGCGATACCATCGCGGATTCGCCCGGCGGGCCTGGGTGAAGGTCTATCCCAGGAACGAAGTCCTGGATTGTCGAGTCTACGCCTATGCGGCCCTTCAGATCCTGGCCCCCCCCTGGGCCGTCCTGGATCGCCGGGCGAAGGCCGAACTGGAACGGTCGAAGGGCGACGCCCCGGGCGAAGGCGAGTCGACGCCCCGGCCCCCGGCCCCCGGCCCGAAACGGCCGGTCCTGGGTCGTCGAAGGTCCAGGGGGGGATTCGTTTCGGGATGGAAATAGGCCGAAGATTCCTGGTCTGAAGGGACACTAACAGACCAGATCGAACCCATCCCGGTCGCCAGAGATCCCCTTATCCCTTGAAACGGCCTATTTCGCCGCGTCTTATGTCCCCCGATGTCCTATTCCATCCCGACATCGGAACCCGACGAAGTCTTCGCGGGCGACCTGTGGTCCTGGAAAATCACCCTGGACGACTATCGCCCGGCCGACGGATGGTCCCTGATCTATTACCTGACGAAGACGGGGACCCTGGTCACGGCGACGTCGACGAACGACGGGGCCGGGGCCCATCTGATTTCGATCGGGACGTCGGTCACGGCCCCCCTGACGGCCGGGGAACTGTCCTATATCGGGGCCGTCGCGAAGGGGTCCGAACGATATACGGTTCGACAGGGGGTCCTTCGGGTTCGCCCGAACTATGCGACGGGGACGGCGGGCCTGGAAGATCGGGCCTATGTTCGTCAGGTCCTGGAAGCCCTGGAAGCGGCGATTATCGGCCGGGCGTCACAGGATCAGATGTCCTATCAGATCGCCGGGCGTTCGATCAGTTTTCTTTCCCCCATCGAACGGGCGGAATGGCGGGATCGACTGAAGACCGAACTTCGTCGCCTGGAAGACGCCGAACGCCTATCGAAGGGACTGGGGACCCGGAACAAAGTCAGGGTTAGGTTCGGATGAACTGGTTCGGTCGACTTCTGAATCGGAATCGCCGGGCGGCCCGGCCGGGGCGGCCCTGGGTCACGGCCCGATCGTTCGCCGCCGGGGCGACGGATCGCCTGACGTCGGACTGGTCGTCGACCCCAGTGTCGGCCGATCTGGCGGTTTATCAGAATCAGAAGGCCCTTCGGGCCCGATCCCGGGAACAATGGCGGAACAATGATTACGCCCGGCGATTCGTTTCGATGGTCAAGGCGAACGTCGTCGGAACGAAGGGCGTCCTGTTCCAGTCCAGGGTCAGGGACGAAGGCCCCCTGGGCGGCGAAGATCGCCTGGCGTGCGACGCGATCGAAGCGGCCTGGGCCGACTGGGGGCGGCCGCCGAACTGTGACCTGTTCCGAAGGATGTCCTGGGTCGATCATCAGCGGCTGGCGATCGGGGGCGTCGCGATGGACGGCGAGTCGTTCATCGAAATCATCGACCCCCAGGATCAGCCCCCGTATCGATTCGCCCTTCGTCATATCGATCCCGACCTGATCCCCGTCGAACTGAACGTCGACCTGGGGAACGGGGGGTTCGTCAGGATGGGAATCGAATATGACGCCCTGGGTCGAACGGTCGCCTTCTTCGTCAACGATCTGTCCCGAACGGCGAACCCGGCGATGTCGGCCTTCGGCCTGGGATCGCGATTCCGTCGCGTCCCGGCGGCCCTGATGATTCACGCCTTCGCCCCTGATCTGGTCGGTCAGTCCCGGGGCCTTCCTTGGATGTCGACGGCCCTTCTTCGCCTGAAGATGCTAGGGGCATATGACGACGCGGCCCTGGTCGCCGCCCGGGTCGGCGCGGCGAAGATGGGCCTATACCAGACGGCCGACGGCGAACCGGCCGGGTTCGACTCCGAAGATTCAGACGGGACGCCCGTCGATACGGTCGAACCGGGAACGTTCGGATGGATCCCGAAGGGGGCGACCCTTGCGTCCTGGTCGCCGGAATATCCCAGGGGCGAATTCGAAGGGTTCGTCAAGGCGATGTTACGGGGGATCGCCGCCGGTCTGGGCGTCGCCTATACGGGCCTGGCGAACGATCTGGAAGGGGTAAACTATTCATCGATTCGATCGGGCGTCCTGGAAGAACGCGAATCCTGGAAGGCGATTCAGGACTGGACGGTCGAAGCGATCTGTCGGCCGATCTTCGAACGATGGCTGGAACGGGCCCTTCTTCTGGGGGCGATTCGCGTCCCGACCAGGGGCGGGGGAACGGCCGGTCTGAATCCCGATCGGTTCGACAAGTATCGGTCGGCGTCCTGGCAACCCAGGCGATGGGCCTGGGTCGATCCCCAGTCCGATATGACGGCGAACGAAAAGGCCCTGGGCCTTCTTCTGACATCCCGGGCCCAGATCATTCGCGAACAGGGGGGCGATCCGGCCGACCTGTGGGAAGAAATCGCGGCCGAAAATAAGGTCCTGTCGGCCCTGGGCCTGGGGACGGAAGGGTCTGGGGTCGACGCCTTGCGGCCCGGGGCCCCCGCCCCGGGTCCCGGGGATGACGGCGAAGACGAATCAGGGGCCGATGACGCGGCCGAAGATACGGCCGAAACCGAAACGGAATCGGCCCAGGGGGGGACGTCATGAAGAACGCCCTGAAGGACGGGGATCGACTTCCCGTTCTATATCGGTCCTTCGATATCGAACGGGCCGACGTTCAGACCGAAGACAGGACGGTCGACGTTTCGTTCTCTAGTGAACTTCCTGTCGAACGGTTCGGATGGATCGAAGTCCTGGATCATCGGCCCAGGTCGGTCAGGCTAGGTCGCCTGAACGGCGGGGCCCCTGTTCTAGTGAATCATGACCCATCCGATCAGGTCGGAGTCGTCGAACAGGGGAAGGTCGATTCGGTTTCCCGCAGGGGGCGGGCGAAGATCCGATTCGGAAAATCGGGTCGGGCCGAAGAAATCTACCAGGACGTTCAGGACGGGATCCGACGGTCTGTGTCTGTGGGTTATCGCGTCTATTCGATGAAACTGGAAAAGTCGAAGGACGGGGAACCCGACACCTATCGATCCGACGACTGGGAACCGATCGAAATATCGATCGCGTCAGTCCCGGCCGATCCGACGGTCGGAGTCGGGCGAACGTCTGACGATGATCTGAATCCCGTCGTCGTTCGGGCCGAAGATGAAGGCCCCATCGATGACGAAAGGGGGAAGCGAACAATGGATCAGGAAAACAGGACGATCGATCCCCAGGCCCCGGCGGCCCCGGCGGCCCCGGCCGTTCCGGCGGCCCCGGCCCCGGCGATCGAAACGCCCAGGGGACCGGATCGGGAAAAGGCCGAACGCGATCGCGTCGACCGGATCCTGGGAATCGCGGCGAAGTATGGTCAGGCCGACCTGGGTCGCGACTTCATTCGGAACGGGAAGTCGGCCGAAGACTTCGGCGCGGCCGTCCTGGACCGGATCGGCGAAGCGGCCGCGATCGGGGGTCGTCCGATCCCCGACCCCAGGATCGGGATGAACAGTCGCGAAATTCAGCGTTATAGCCTGGTCAAGGCTATCAACGCCTTCGCGAATCCGAACGATCCGAAGTCCAGGTCGGCGGCCGCCTTCGAAATGGAATGTTCCGACGCCCTTCTGAAGAAGGAAGGTCGCGACCTTCGCGGGAACGCGGCCTTCAGTGTCCCGGGCGATGTCCTGATGGCGGGAATGGGTCGTCGCGACCTGGTCATCGGAACGACGACGGCGACCGGCGGGGGGGCCCTGGTCGACTATCTGGTCGACGGCGGATCCTTCATCGACGTCCTTCGTCAGAAGCTGGCGATGCAAGCCCTGGGCGCGACGTTCCTGACCGGCCTGACGGGGAAGATTTCGATCCCCAGGAAGTCGACGGCGATCACGGCCTATTGGGTCGATGAGAACGCGGCGACGACCGAAGGAAGCGCGGTCATCGATCAGATCACCCTGTCGGGATACACGGTCGCCGCCTATCAGGATTTCGGTCGGCGACTTCTGAATCAGGCGAGTCTGGACGTCGAAGCGATGGTTCGCGGCGACATCGCCGGATCCATCGCCGTCGGGATCGATGCGGCCGTCATCAACGGAACGTCGACGGCCTACCAGCCGAACGGCCTTCTGAACACGACGGCGATCGGGACGACGACTCTGGGGGCGAACGGGGCGGCCCTGACCTGGGCCGGGATCGTCGGCCTGGAATATGTCGTCGGAACTGGGAACGGGGATATCGGGTCCCTGGCCTACCTGACGAATTCGAAGCAGCGTCAGGCGATGAAGACGACGGTCAAGGGAACGACTGGTTCCCTGGGGTTCATCTGGGATCCGGGGCCGACCCCTGTGAACGGATATCCCTGTTTCGTCACCCAGAACGTCCCGAACAATCTGACGAAGGGAACGACGTCGACCTGTTCGGCGGTCATCTTCGGGAACTTCGCCGAAGCGATCGTCGCGATGTGGGCGGGCCTGGACATCCTGGTCGACCCCTATACGGGGTCGAACGCGGGAACCGTTCGGGTCGTCGGTCTGATGGACGTCGACGCGGCCTTCCGTCACGCGGGGTCGTTCGCCGTCATCAAGGACGCCCTGTAAGACAGGACTGAAGCGGATCATCGCGGAAAACCCGGGGGGGCGACTGGCCCCCCCTTATCTAACCCAAGCAAGGCGGGAAAGATGACCCGGTCGATCGAAACGAGTCAGGGAAACGAATCGGGAAAGATCAGATTCGAAATCGCCCCATTCGTCAGGGGGCGGGGCCTGGACCTGGGATGTGGGCCCTGGAAGGTCATGGAACATATGATCGGGATCGACAATTTCGCGACGGGCGTCATGGGTTCGCCGAACCTGGTCGCCGATGCGCGGGATCTGTCGTTCTTCTCCGATCGGACGATGGATTTCGTCTATTCATCCCATCTTCTGGAAGACTTCGCCGACGCCCTGGTTCCGGTCCTGAAGGAATGGGTTCGGGTCGTTCGGCGCGGGGGATATGTCATCCTTCATCTTCCCCATCCCGATCATTATCCGAAGCCCGGCGAACCGGGCGCGAATCCGGCCCATAAGTCGCCGGTCTATCCCGACGACGTTCAGAACGCGATGAAGGAAATCGATCCCGACTGGGATCTGGTTCTGAATCAGGTCAGGACGGCGGGCCTGGAATATTCTTTCCTTCAGGTCTATCGCCTGACGGTTCCAGTCGAAGGGGCCGCCCAGGAACATCGCGAATCCTGGAAGGATCCGGCCCCTGATAAGACGGTCGGGATCATGCGGCCCGGGGGTTATGGCGATACCCTATGGGCGTCTTCGATCATCGCGGGCCTGAAGGCCGAAGGGTTTCACGTTACCCTGTTTACAGAACCGAAGGGCGAAGACGTCATGAAGGCCGACCCGAACGTCGACCGGATCATCGCGATCGACGATATGACCTGTCCGATCGCGACCCTTCTTCCCTTCTGTCTATACTGGTCGACCAAATTCACGCGATGGGTGAATCTGATCGGCGTCGTCGAATCCCGTCTTCTTCCGGTCGCGACCGACATCGGGTTTCACTGGTCGAAGGACGTTCGTCATCGGGAAATGGACCTGAACTATCTGGACGAATATCATCGTTTCTCGGGGACGGAAGGGGCCGAACGTCGGGTTCGATACTATGCGACCGAAGACGAAATCGCCTGGGCCCGGGACGTTCGTTCGAAACTCCCCGGCCCCCTGGTCGTCATACAGCCTTCGGGATCTTCGGCCCCGAAATTCTGGCCCTATTCGGGCGAACTGATGAACGCCCTGGCGGCCGAAGGGATCTGTTCGATCCTGATCGGCGATCTTCGCGGCCGAACGTATGAAGCCCCCGAAGGGATGGGGATGGTCTTCGCGTCGACCCTTCCGATTCGTCAGGCCCTGGCCCTGTGTCTGGTCGCCGACGTCGTCGTCGGGGTCGAATCGGTCGCCGTCAATGCCGTCGCCTTCGAACCGAACCTGAAGATCGTCGTCCTGGGTCATTCGTCGATCGACAATCTGACGCGATCCTGGCGGAATACATTGTCCCTGGTTCCCGGCGGCCTGGACTGTTATCCCTGTCATCGGATCCATCATACGCCGATGTTCTGTCGGGCCCATCCCGACGCGGCCCTGTCGACGTCGGCCTGTCATGGAATGGCGGGGGCCGATGTCATCGTCGAACAGATTCGCCGATACGTTCAGACGAAGGCCCGGGCGACGGGGTCGCCGGAACTGGACGCGGCCGTCGCCCAGGTCCAGGGGAAGAAACCTGTCGACAAGATCATCGCCCCGAACTTCCTTCCCCCGTCGATGACGGGCGAAAAGGCGACGGGCCCGGGGTCGTCACCATGGCCCTAGAAAACCTGAACGACTTCTTCAGGACCGAAGACTTCGCCCAGACGATCGTTCTGAACGGATCGACGATCGTCGCGATCTTCGATCATGAATACGTCGAAGCGTTCGGGATCGAAGGCGAAGCCCCGGTCCTGACGGTGAAGGACGCCGACATTCCCGGGGGGACAGGTCACGGTTCGTCGGCGACGGTCGAATCGACGACCTATCGGGTCGCCGGGATTCAGCCCGACGGAACCGGGATATCGAAGATCGTCCTGGAACGGGCCCAGGTCTGACGATGATCGAAGACGACGTCGATGGGTTCTTCGTCGAAGGGGAAACGTCGGAAGGATGGATCGGCGGGAATCGTTTCATCTGTCATTTCGACGCCCCCTTCGCGACGTCGTTCGGGATCGAAGGATCGACGCCGAAGATCACGATGAAGGAATCGGACGTCCCGGCCGGGGCGAAGATCGGTTCGGCCCTGTCGATCGGGGCCCGACAGTATGAAGCGAAAACAATCGAACGCGATGGGAAGGGGATCGTCGTCATGAGTCTGTCGGAAAAAGGAACCTGGAAGGGGGCCCATCTTCGGGTCGTC